AATTCCAGTCCAATCACCAGTCCCTGAACCAAATCCATATTTTATTTTATTGCTCATAATTTACCTCCAAAATTTCCCAAACACTTTTTTATTCAGATTATCGGCATTTTCGCCCACTGCCGGCCGAAGCTGCCTTGGGGTGCCTTTAAATTAGAAATAATACTCTTGTTTACGCACAATATTAAAATCTTCTATAATTACCTCTGGGCCATTATCCCAGCCAGTATTTCTCATGCATCTGCCCACGATATCAATTGTTGTGCATCCTTCATTTGGATAAATAGACAGGTAGTCCTCTTCAGAACATTTAAACTTAACAATAGCAAGATTATTAGGAAGATTAATTTTTAAAGTAGTGCCAAATAAATTAGTATTGTCTTTTGTAACCTGAATATTTTTAATTACGACCAATGGTTCATCAACTCCTTGGCCCCATACATTAGCAGCATCCGCAAGTTCTAAAATATCTGCGATATCAATTTTATTTGCAAAGAATTCTAAATCAACATTATAGGTTAAAGAGAAATCGCAATCTGCTAGTAAATTATTGCTATATGCTAAGAAAGAATCAACATTTGAATCTGGGATAGCAAGACCAAGCGCATTATCATGTCCTTGCGCCAAGGTGAAGTATCCACTATTTTGCGCTAATTGCTGTAGTGACTCTACTCCTGCCGCAGGGTTGTTTCGTCCAGAGCCAGCCCAAGTTAACTCCCCAGTTTCTTCATCAAAAGTTTTATTTAATAGCATCACCGGATGGCCATAAGTGGACATTAATTTATTTGCTATTAAACCGGTAATAGTTTTACTTTCTTCTGTTGGTTCATCAATTTTAATAAATAAAATCTTATTCTTTAATAGATGTTCACTTTTTATTTGAAACTCAATATTTTCAATTAAAGTATCTCTAGTTTTATTTTGCCGATTTTTAGTATTATTGCAAATTCGGCAAGCTTGTTCTACAACAGTTTCTGTATCACCAACTTTATGGCCTCGTTTAGTAGAAGGCACTAGTGTATAAGCTTTATGATTTAGAAATGATTCAAATAATACTTCTTTTTCTTTTTGAGATCCAACTCGTGTCACCGCATTCACCGCTGGCGCAATATACCAAGCAATACCAGTAGGCGTTACTTTACCTTTTAAAGAATACTCATTTTTTGCGACCATTGCTTTGATAAAAGGATTTTCAATATTCTCTAATCCTTTGTCAATTAGTCGTCTTGTTTCATAATCTTTTAGCTCCATTACATCGGCAATTACTCCAAGAGCCATAATATCTAACATATCATTAGCATATGTGGTTCCTAGTAGATTATCAATATAGGAACAAAATTTATAAACCATTCCAACTCCACTTAATGATTTAGTTGGATAATTTTCATCAAGCTGGTTATTAACAACAATAGCATCTTCACTATAGTGGTCAGCATTATGGTGATCTATAACAATAAGATCTATATTGTGTTCTTTTAATTGTTTATGATATGGGTATTCTTCACTGCCAGCATCAGGGCAAATAACTAATTGTGGTTTTGCTAATAAAATTTGATGTATTAGTAAACCATGTCCCTTATCAGCATGCATTCCCCAAGTTATGTGATTAGTGGCAAATCCGGGGAAAGCACAATATAAATAATTAATTATAAAAGCCGCGCTTGTATATCCATCACAATCACTATCTACATTTACAAAAATATCACTATTATTATGAATATGTTTAACTAAGAGCTTTGCTGCTTCTGGAATATTTTTTATTGTAGCAGGGTCAATAATATCTTCATCTGTTGTATTTAAATAATGATAAGGGTCTTCAATTCCTCTATTTCGTAAAACTCTATATAAGGCAGAGCCTTCTATATTTTCTTCATTTATTATTTTATATTGCATTATAACGAAATCCTTTCTTTAAATAACTGTAAAAATTTTTCCTTTCCGTCATCAATAGGAGAATCTTTATATCCAGTTATCATATATTTATCAAATATAAAAGTAATTTTTACATAATTCCCATACTTATTATATATTTTTATCAAGTTTTTTGTCAATTTTTTAAATTCATTATCACCAATATTTTGAAACTGACGGTCTAATGCTATAACAATTTCTTTAACACCTAATTCTGCCAAAAGGTTCATTTGATATCCAGAAATATTACTTCCACAACAAGCAACAGAAATATCATTTTCATTTCCAAAGTATGATTGATATTTTAAGCAAGATTTTTCACCTTCAAAGATAATTGCGCGACCAGTGTTTTTTATGTTATCTTTAGAATTATTTAAGTTATATAAATTCATTCCAAGAGGATGGTTATACATTTTTTTATTCACAATTAATGGACGATATTTTCCGTAAATCTCCGCATCCTCTTTACTTAAAGCGCGTCCGCGTATACCAATAAGATACCCGTCCTTGTCATAATGAGGAATTGTAATTTGGTTCCCGCCGGGGAAGTAACCAATTTTATTAAAGTCTAATATTTCTTGTTTTATATTTTCATTTAACCATGGAACTATTTTTAAGTCATAGTTAAATATTTTTAATATATTTTTATTATATGGTTGTAACTTAATGTCATATCGTTTTGTTTCAATTTGTTGAATTCTATCATAATTACTAAGCACAGACCAATCTTCTAACTCTTGTTTTTCTTCTACCACGAACGAACCAGAAAATCCAAATCTAAAAGCGATTAATCTGATTGCGTCATTTAAATTAAGAGTTTGTTTCTTTTGGATTTCATATACCTTAATAGCTAATTCAAATATATCAAAGGAATCTTCTCCACCAGTATAAGATTTAAAAAGACCACTATTCTCATAATAATATAGTTTACGACTTCCTTCTCCTGGTGGGTTATGGTCTATGGTTTCTGCCAAAATTCCGAAATTAGCATATTGCGGATTACCACCCCATTCCAAGAGAAGATCAAATATGTCATTAATCGTTAAAGCTTCTTTTATTTCTTGCTTATCATAATTAATCATCAAATGCTCCAGGTTCTACTTTAATTTGATAATCGTCCATTTCAATTAATTGATAGCGCCAATCAGTTGCAAACATTGGATTTACTCTACATGTTCCTAAATCTGCTTTGCACCAAAGGTAAATACTTTTATATTTACCTCTACGATTTTTGTAAACAGACAATTTTAAATTTGGTTTTTCGTAGACGTTCATCTTCAATAAACTATCTAATGAATCAAGGTCTTTTTGTCCAACAGGCAACAGAATACTGCCATAGTCTATTTTATCGGCAATAGCTTTTGCGCCACGAAGTAAGTTTTGATCTGGGGTTTCAGATTCTTGGTAATCCGCATTTAACTGAGTAGCTGATTCAATAAAGATACCATATTTATTACAGATATCTTTTAATCTAATTGATAGCATGAATAGTACATTATCTTCTCTCAATTTAACACCACCAGAACGACGAGTAACTTCTTCAAGAATCTTCATTGAAGTATGAATATAATCATGGAAGACATATTTTACGCCATGTTCCCTAATGCCTTTTTTGATTTTATCTTCAACATCTTGAAGTGAGAAATCTGGCAACTCTTCAATATAAATAGGAGACCTTTTTAAGATTTCTGCGGCCTTGCGCACGCGTTCAATCTCATCACCTTCATACTGATTACTGATAATATGTTCTTCATTTACTGAAGATAAAAAAGCTAACATCATTGTCTGAATTTCTTCCAACTCCTGTTCAGTTGAAATATATAAACAAGGTTCGGCAATTCCATTTCCAATCCATCCTAACATATCATCATAAATCATATCGGCTCCAATATAGCAGCAATCGGCAACCATTGAACGAGATTTACCAACACCGGTAGGCGCTGAACGCAAATAAAACTTCTTTAATCTTGCACCGCGAGTTACTCGGTTGATAAACCGGCCATATAAAGGAGAACCAACTTCTGGATACATCATTAATCGGTCAATCAGTGCATCAATTCCTTCTCCTGCTTGATGAGTATCTCCAAAAGTATCACTAACACAACTTAATCTAATTCCATCAACAATTGCATCAACCTTATCTGCAATTTGAACTAAAGTCATATTATCCAGCTGTTCTTCTTGTAGCTGAGCTTTTTTTGTGTCTATTTCATCTGGGTTATAAATAAAATTAACATCAATTCCATAGGCATCATAAGTGCGCAAAAGCGTCATTTTTTTCATTCTATTATAGTAAAAATCAAAAGCTGAAGGTATTGCTTTTTCCGCAACACTTTTAAGCCATTCCTCACCTTTGTTCACTGTAAAAATGGCTTCACTTTTTGGCTTTGTTGATAAAAAATCGCAAACGTTTTCTATTGTAACTGACTCCGCGCCAAGTTCGTATATCTTATAAATAGCGCCAAATACAATTTTATGAAAATCAGAAACAAAATCTTCCTCTGTAATTACATATTTATCTGTTTCGTCAAGCAATTGCGGTTTTACAAATACGCTACCAATTACTTGAATTATTGCTGTTGTATCTAAATATTTACTTGTCATCAATATTCTCCTCATCTAAAAATGTAAATACTTTGCGATGACGCATTTTGCGTTTCGGTTCAGGGATTTTTATTTCTATTATTTTAGGTTCATATCTTTCTAAAATTTTTACTTCATTATTTTGATTAGCCAACCATACAGAATACCAATAATTACGAGCCTTGTCGTACATATATGGGACAATACCGATAGAACCATTACTCTTTTCTACTGGCTCTTTTTTTATTTCATAAATATACTTTAATGTATTTTCAATACCGGAAAAAGAAAAACCCTCTTTTTCATGATATGATTTAGCTAATCTTAAAGTCTTATTATAATCAAGAGTTTTACCATATAACTTATAGCAGTATTCCATTAAATGGTCTAAATCTTTTTCATCTTGTGTTTTTTCCGCTTCTCTTTTATCATAGCATTTTTTATGAGCATACCAAGTTCCTTTGCGGAAAAATTCTATTTGATTTGTATCAAAACTTTCGCCGCAAATGCGACATTTTACAATATGAGGTTTTGCCATTTGAGACACTCCTTTATATTATTATATCATAATATAATAAAAAAAGTCAACCCTAAAGTTGACTTTTATCTTTCATCTTTTGGTTTATTAGAAATTCCAGATGGTTTACTCTAAGCCATACAATTGTTGTAGTTATCCATATGGATTTAATAGGATTTGGGTCAAAGATAATTTGTATAATAAGCCCAATCATTGCAATACACAATAATAACGTATTAAATCCATCTTCTTCTGCAAAAAATTGTTTCATTACATTAATGTCTCTTTAATTTCCCCTACAATAAGATCAACAAATTCTGCCTGGTCTCTTGTTGTTTCAGAAACCTTTTTGCCTTTACCAAGGTATCGGTCAACAATTTCTGTAATCTTAGGCCCATTACCAGGATCTTTGCGCATTAAGTCACCAGTAATTTTCTGGAATTCGTCCATAAGCGCATCATAATTATAGGTTGGCGCAATTACTTCAGCAACTCTCTGTTCGGTTACAAACTTATTATTAGTCTCAGCTGCTTCCCTATCAATAGCTTTATTTAGCGCATTAACTAAATCTTGATAACTAAATGGGATTTCTGGTTCAATATACTTAAATCTACATCCAGTATCAACAGAACCATCCATAGAACGAAGAATTAACTTTCTTTCGCCATTTACAATATCAGCGCAAGCAAAGATATCCGCCATTCCTTTTACGATTTCATTGACACTTCTCTGCGCTGTTGGAACCATTTGGTTATATTCCGTACCATCTTTGCGCTTGAAGGTTTTGTCCGCAGAGTGAGAAATAAAGCAAACAGCATATCCAAGCTGAGTAATAGTTCTAAAAGAATCTTCAAATTCTTTCTTATATTTACTCCAACCATTTGTACTCCATCCGCCATCACCGATATTTTCAATACCTAACTGATTACAAATATATTTCTCACAAAGCGCAGCCGCAATATCAACAGTATCAATAATTACTGATTTATATACAGCTTGAACTTCTGGCTTTTTAAGTTCTCTTAGAACCTGTTTAAATTCTCCCCAAGTGGTAATATCCTGCGCCATAACGCCCGGCAAAGCATTATATCCTCTTTCAAAAGCAAGGATAAGGGCACCAGGAAATTGGGCTCCAAAGGTGGTTTTACCCACCTTTGGAATTCCATATACGTAGGTAATATAGCCAGACAAATCTCTACTTACTTTATGAGGAGTAATTGATAATAGATTTATAGCCATATTTACCTCCTATTAGAACTTAAATTCGCCCGTAGCTAAACTTTCAGTTGGTGTTCCCTTTGGAACATTTCCAATTGCGTTACCCTGAGATGCCTTATATTCATCTCTACGCTGCTTAAGTTCAGCTAATGTATTTTCACGAGCCTGAGCAGCTGTCTTTAAATCATCAAATGTGATTGTTTCCTCTAAACCAAATTCATATGGCTCAGAAGCTGCCCATGTTACAACATAATCTTTATTAGAGCTTTGAACTTCTCTTACAGAATCCTCTCCAAATGCAGACTCTTCATGAATATATCTTGTAATTTGTTCTGAAACAATCTGTCCTCTTACCTTTGTAAATACAGGGTTCTTAGGAGAAGCTTCAAGACCAACGAAATAATCAATTGCTTTTGGATTAATTGCAGAGAAAGTTACTGGAAGCATACTCTTTCTAAAGTCAAAAATTCTACCATCAATAATTGCTTTTGCTGGAGAAGTGATATTTCCATTATCATCTTCAACGGCTTCTTTTTCTCTTACTCCAACAATAACAATATCTGCTTCAAAAGTGCTTCTCTGATTTTCATTTTCACTAATAGACTGAACAACGTGAACAAATCCACCTTCATTTCTCTTTACAGAAACAAGCTCTTCTGCTCCGCTTCTATCAGAATAGAACTCATTCAATCCAATAGCAGAATCAACCCTAATCTTAGCTGCATTATCTCCCACATCAGGATCTGTATAGCAACCAATCTTTTTGTTGATGATATTCTTTAATGTTTCAAATGTCGCATTCTCTTTTCCACTTGCGGTAACAGCTGTTACATATGTAAAGTGGACAGGAACGATATTTGTTTTCTTATCATTTGTTGCGATATCAATAGTACCTGAGATAAATTCTGTTCCAGGCTTTTTAGAGTTTGGACCAGAAACTTTAAGCTCAAGACTGTGCTGATACAAAATACCTTCAATTCTTGCTGAATTTAATAATTTTGCTTTCATTTTCTTTTCTCCTTAATCAATTTTATAATTTTTACCTTTTTCGCTTAGTGTATAAATAACGGGGTCTTTTCCAATTCTTTCAGCAAAGCCATCATTTACAAGTTTTCTCAATGTGCCAGAAACGGCTCTTGAAGAAATCCCGAGACCTTCAGCAATGTCTTTAGACTTGGCCATTTTAATATTATTGTCCTGCATATATTTCAAGACAACTTTTCCATTATCAGTAATTTCTGGCTTAGAACTATCTTCACCAGTTCTAAGAATTTCAAGGTAATCCTTTACATCATCTGTCATAATACTTTTTGCGTAATCTTCATTGTGCGAAATTAAATCATCAATAAAATTTAAAAATTCATCTTTCATATTTTTTACCTTTCAATCATTGTAATTATATTATATCAAAATTTTTATTAAAAGGCAACTTCTTCGTCAAAAATTAGCTGATCGGCGTAAGGAAGTGAATGCACCCATTTTACAAAAGAATGCCATTCAGTAAGTTTGTGATTTGCGCGCTGAGCACAAATGCTACGCAAGTTCTCGTAGTTCATCGTAACTGTTCTAGTTTGAAGCCACCCATTAGGCAACCAGCGCACAAGTTCTTTCCAATAACGCTTATCTTTTGTTTCGTTATACTTTTGGCGTAAACGTTCTAAAAGATTTAATATAGCATTAATATCATCATCTAAAATAAATTTATCTGGTGAAATATCTTTATATTCAGTTTTTATTTCACTTATAAGTTTATCATCTTCATATGCTGAGATTTTTCCACTTGGAGGAAGATTTTCATAATCTGGCTCAGGCATATACCCTTCACTACTGTCCATAGACCACATACCAACCTGTAAATCTCCTTCATAATCGTCAAGTTCAAAGCACCGCCATGTAATAGGAGTACTTGCCAATTTATGCATTGTTGATGTACTGTTGGCTGTTGTGCCGATCTTATAAGTATCAAATTCCTTCCACCAATATAATGGAGCGGTAATATCTACACATACCTGGATTTGACGTAAGAATTTACGATGCTCTGGGCCTGCTTTGCAAAGACGCTGAGCTAAATCCATATCATATGGCCCAATGTAGGCTATATCTGCAATTTGCTGAATAGGGTTTAACTTTAAGTAACCATTTTCAGCTAACCAATTTTCTACTTTGATATAATGTTCTTGATCTTCAGGCTCATGCCCATCATAAGCAACCCAATCTTTTACTATTTCATGAAATTCTTCATCTGCAAGATTTTCTTTAAGATATCTTAATCCAAAGGCAGAATCAGATTTATTCCAACTCGCAAGGGGATTACGCATTCCCTTAAAGGCACCTTCAAAATTAGACACACAAATACTATCAAAATCCATTATAAATTACCCCCAAAACCTTTTACATAACAACCAATAATTTCTAAAAATTCATCAATATCATCTAAATAAGCGTTGTTTTGATTATAATCAGAGGTTTTTAAAAAGTCTAAATATGAAATTATATTAATATCATATCCATATGCATGTGCTTTTACAAACATAGCTTCTGGATTTTTACATACCAGAGTTGCATTTTCTTCTTGGCAATATGCCATCAACTGTTTTGTTTTCCCGCTACCAGGTTCACCAATTATCTTTTTCATTAATTCTTATTTCCTTGTGTTGTGTTATAACCAAAATCAGTACTTTCATAAAACTCAATCCAATATCTTTCACGTTCATTTAATTGTGATCTATCGCATTCTTCAATTATCTCATACATGAACGCTTCCGGGCCTAATGTCTTCATCTCTGTATAAAATCTATTATTAGAAGAAGAAATGCCGAGGCCGGCTTTTATATGGTCACGAAGTCTATTTCGTAAATCAACACTTTGGCCTATATAGCACTGATTGGTTTCTATATTAGTTATTTTATATATTCCACAATGGGTAGTTCCAGTAGGAACTAATCTTCCTAATAAATCCATTGTAGATTTTTTATAATAAAGTTCCCAAATTATTTTATTAATTGGTTCGGGGTCTTTATTTAATTTTTTCGCCACTTCTTTTAATAAGCTAATATCTTCTGCATCTTGTTCTGATATTTTTATTTTATAGTAATCTTTTTCAGACTCTTCAAGAAGTCTTCTTTTATCAAGTTCAATTGCAGACCTTGTTTTATCTTTTAATATTGAAAGAGTTTCGTTAAGAGTACGTATTTCTTCTTGTTTTGCTCCAATAGTAGCATTATAATTCTTAACGTTCTCTTCCATAATTGAAAGATATTCTTTTCTATGATTTTCTTCTGCCTGCTGATATCTGAATCCAGCAATTTCTGCAGATTGAGACATTTTTTCTTGCATTAAATCATATGATTTTTTATATATTTCATCTGCGGCGGCCGCTGCTTGGGCGCTTATAGTCTCAATGTCAGTGTTTAAAGACGCCTTCCGTTTCTCCAAAGCGCTGGTTTCTGTCTCAGCAGAAGCAATCGCCGCAGTTAAATTGGTTAGATTATTTTGTAAATCTTTATTCTTTTGGAGTATTTCTTTATCTAATTTATGTTTAGGATATAAAAATATAATTATGCAAATTAATACTCCAATAATAATTGCATAAACTCAAGTCATTACGTTCTCCTTAAAAAAGAAGGGGTAGATTATATTTTACCTACCCCTATTTTAAATTAGCCCAAATTACTCAGCGTCGTCTTCTGCGTCAGGATCAAACTTCATACCTGCCTCAGTAAGACTTAGAAGCTTAATAGCCTTATGAGAGCCATCTTCAAGCTCAATCTCAGCTGGTGTACGAACGCCAAGACCCTTACGCTGAATGGCAGAAGTGAAGATTCCATCAACAACTCTCTTGTTATCAAAACCGAGAGCAGCAGCGACATCAGCAGCTGTTAAATCTTCGCCATTGTGTTCCTTAAGATACATTAATACTTTCTTTGAATTTTCCTTCATCATAATTTTTTTCTCCTTATTTATCTTTCCTTTATGTAAAAATTATATCACAAATTTTTTGTTTAAGGCAAATTATTTATTTAACATATTTTGAATCATGTCATCTATTTCTAACAAATCAATTATATTTAGATTATGTTCCTCTGTGAGTTTCATAATCTCTTCTTCTGCTACTTGCCGCGCATGCTTATCTTGACTATATTGAATTACCTTTTCTGCTTCGGCAATTTTGCGAGCTATTTTTTTTCTTAATGACTTACTTGCCATGATGTATCTGTTCCTTAATTTTTACAATTATATTATACAATATTTTTTTTATTTAACGCAAGAATTTTTCAATAAATTCTTTTTCTGAAATAATTGGAATTCCGGCCGCTTTAGCGGCGACATTTTTAGCACTGGCTGATTTAATATCATTATTTATAAGATATGAAGTATTACCAGAAACAGAACTTGAAACTTTACCACCATGTTTTTCAATTTCTTTCTGTAAAGCAGTTCTATTTTTATAATTATAAAGTTTTCCAGTGATTACAACAGTAATACCATCTAAAGAATTTGTAGTTTCTTCTACTTCTGGCTGAATAAAGTTGATATATTTTGCTACCTTATCCGCTTCTGTAAAATCATATTTTTTTAGCGAGTAACACTTTTCGCTACCAAAAGTATCCCATTTAGAGAAATCATATCCAGTGTTTACTAATTCTCTAAATTCTTCATAAGTAGAAACATGCTTACAAATTTCTTTAGCTACACTCTTACCAATTAAAGGAATTCCAATAGCTGAAATAAATGCTTCTAATGTTTGTGTTTTTGAGTTTTCGATTGCAGTTAAAATTGCTTGAACTGATTTTTCTCCGAATCCAGGAGTATTTACCCAATCAACTTTATGTGTAAATAATTCATATATATCTGAAAAATTTGACACCCATTCCCAGACAATAAGTTTTTCAAGCGTGGCTTTTGAGAGACCCTTAATATCAAGACCTTTCTTACCGCAAAAATGGTCTAAATGATTGACTAATTTGCCTTCACAATTAGGGTTTACACAAACATAATTTTTTACTCCATCTAATGAAGTCTTTAATTGCACTTCTCCATGACAAACAGGACAACATTCTAGCTCATCATTGGCAGAAATACCTCCGGCCGCAACTACTTCACCATAATTATAAAATGGGCCAGCTTTTAAGATTTGTGGAATAATCAAGTTTGCCTTAAAGATAGTTAGTGGTTCTCCAACATAAGCACAATCACCTAGTGTTTTTCGCATAACACTATAATTATGAAGTGATGCACGCTCAATAACAGAACCATCTAGTTCTACTGGTTCAAATACCGCAACTGGTGTTAAAACTCCAGTTCTCCCCATAGTCCAATCAATAGATTTTAATGTGCTTTCAACTAATTCTACTTCTGGTTTCCAAGCAATTCCATTTTTAAAATGATGAGAGGTTTGTCCCAAAGAATTTCCATATTCAATATTATCAAATTTCCAAACAATACCATCGCAGGGATAATTATGTTCTGCTTTTTTCATTAACTCATTGGTCGCAATTTGAATTAATTCTTTATCAACTCCTGCAAGCCAATAATATGGGACAATTTCAAATCCATAACATTCTATCTCTCTGAATTTATCTGTTAAATAACGAAACTCATCTTCTTCATCAGATGGAAAGAGATCGGAAATTACGTCCCAAACAACGAATGATAATTTCCTATCTTTTACTAACTTAGTATCTAACACATTAAGTGCGCCAGAAGCAGCATTTCTAGGATTTTTAAATTCATTGTTCTGATTAATCTTTTCAAAGTCTGGAATTTTAATAATAGCTTCGCCATCAAGAATAAGTTCATCTTGATAACTTATTTTCAAAGGAACATTTTGAAATTGCTTGATATGCTCAGTAATATCAGTGCCTTCAACTCCATTACCGCGGGTGTTTGCGGACATCAATTTTCCATTATTATATTTGACGCGAACTGACAGTCCATCTAACTTCAGCATTGCAATCATTTCTTGTTTTCCCGCAAATGCCGCAACCTCCTCGTCGGAGTGGCACTTGTTAAGACTGAGCATTGGTTTTGGTGTAATAGGGACTTTTTTCAGCTCTGATAATACTGGCGCCCCTACTACTTGAGTAGGACTATTGGATAGAATAATTCCAGTTTTTCCTTCCAGCTGACGAAGTTGTTCTAAATGATAATCATATTCTTCATCAGTCATAATTGGAGAATCGGAATTATAATATGCATAGCTGGCAGAGTTTAATTTATCAATTAATTCTTTAATTAATTTTTTATTTAAACTGTCTGTTTCGTGCATAATTAACTATGATATTCTGTTTTAACTAACCAGAATTTCTTCCTGCCTTCCTTAAACATAACGGCGTGGTCATCATACCAACCTCTATCCATTTTTTCAATGGCTTTGCGAGCTTCATCCTCAGTCTTAAAAACCAAATTACGATGAAAATGTATATTTCCATGATAACCACTTGATTCTTCCGGACAGTATGCCCAAGTATTTAGATCTTTTAAAATCTGCTTTTCTGTTTTACTACAATGATAGACTGTATAATTTATGTTATGCATATTTTCTCTCCTATGTCCTATGTTTATTATATCATAATTTTTTATAAAAGTAAAAAAAGAGGAACTTAATCCTCTTTTCGCAAGTATTTAAGCGGAATTTGATATTCTATTATTCCACTCATTTCTTGATCCCAATATCTTATAATCAGAAATTCATCAGTAATTTCCCATGTTGGAACAACAGTATCCCCCTTTTTTATTTTAGATATTTTAAAAATACGCGGAGGTTCTTCATTAAGTTTTTTCAGCTTTTCATAATACGGTTTATCAATAAATACATAAACCAATATTATATACATCGCCATTAGACAAAAGATAAGTAATATTATACCTATTGCTATTATTACATCCATATTATACCTTTGATACTGATTGAATTTTATCTTTAATCGCAATATTTCCAGTGGCTGTTCTACCCAATAGAGGGATATCTGTTGCCGGAATACAAATTGATTTAGACATACCAATAATAAGAACAGAATCACCATCACTCACTAACGCACCATCTGCAATTGTGTCGCCACTATTTTTATAACAAATAACGCCTTTTCCGCCACGCTTCTGAGTAATTAGATCTTTTGGAGCAATCTTTTTCGTAAATCCTCCAGTAGAGAAGATACTTAAATAATCACTATTATCTCTTACCACTAATGATGTAATCACTTCATCCCCATCATTTAAATTAATTCCCTTAACTCCAGAAGTGGTTCTTGAAGTTGTAGAAATTTCATTTGAATTGAATTTAATACACATACCATTCTTTGTTAATACAATAATGGGTTCGTCATTTACCAAGGAGACTGAAGCCAGTTGATCGCCATCTCTTAATGCTATTGCGGCGATACCTGTTTTCTTTTTTGTTTTTGTATATTCTTCTAATGATGTTTTCTTGACTAATCCATTTTTTGTCGTAAATAAGACATATTTTGCATTTGTATCTCTATAAATTGAATATATGACTGTTGGATTTTCGCCGGGCTGCATTTGAATTAAATTTTTAATTGAAACACCCTTTGTTGTATTTGTGCCTTCTGGAATAGCATCAACAATCAAACGATACATATTACCTTTATCTGAGAAAATCATTAATGAGTCAATTGTATTTGTGCGGATTACTGCATTTACAATATCATCTGCGGTTTTGACCCCCTTACCGCCTCTGCGCTGGGTGCGGAATGAAGTTGCGGGAATGCGCTTAATTAAACCAGAATCTGACATAATTACAACAACTTTTTCTGGCTCAACAAACTGAATTTCTTTATCTTCTTTTTTAATTTCAAGTTGAGTTAATTCGGTTCTACGAGCATCACCATATTTCTTAACGAAGTTTGCTAAAATATCTTTAATTGACTGATACTGAGTATTTGGCGTTGCTAACCAGTTTTTAATATCCTTAATAGTTGAAACTAATTCCTTTTGTTCGTTTTGAATTTCAACTTTTTCCAAATTAGCTAAACTACTAAGCCTCATAGCAAGAATAGCTTTTGCCTGTTCTTCTGAGAACTTATATGCTTTTATAAGTTCCTCTCTTGCAGTCGCCGCAGATGAAGATTTTCTAATTAAAGCAACGATATTATCAATATCTTCAAGGGCTTTTAATAATCC